TTAATCTAATTTAGTTGTTAATAACAATACGAAATATTTTTATATAATTACAATTTTAGCCAAAAATATAATAATTAATTGAATTATCAAAATTAATTCAGTATTTATGTATATATAATATTAATACAATGAATAAGGAAATAAAAAAATTGTATTCAATTAGAATACACCCAGAACAATTAAAATATTTACGTGATATGGCTGATAAAAATTTTACAACCGTTACACAATATATAATAGACTTAATAAGTAAAGATATGAAAAATAATTTAGATGATAAATAAAATTTGTGGAATATATAAAATAACGTCTCCAAGTAATAAAATTTATATTGGTCAATCAAAAGATATAAATCGAAGAATAAATGGTTATAAAAAATATTTTGGAAAAACACAACCAAAGTTATATTATTCTATAATGAAATATGGGTGGGATGGTCATAATTTTGAAGTTATTCATAAGTGTAAAGAATTTGAATTAAATTATTTAGAAAAGCATTATATTAAATTATATAATAGTTTTGATACAAAATATGGAATGAACCTAACCACAGGTGGGGAAGGTCATATTTTTTCTAAAGAAAGTAGAGAAAAAATGAGTTATAATGCTAAAATTAGAACATATTCTGATATTACCAGACAAAAATTAAGTAATTCACTTACTGGTATTAAACGTTCAGAAGAGACTATCAATAAAATGCGTAAATGTAAAACTGGTTTAACACACACCGAGGAATCTAAACAAAAAATACGTGATAAAAAGTGTGGTACTTATGAAATATATGATCAAAATAATAAATTAATACATAAATTTCATTCCAATGTAAAAAAAGAATTTAAGAAATTAAATTTACCTGAACATCGTTTTTGTAATACATATAAATATAATACTAAAATAAAGAATGGTATTTATGAAGGATGGTATGTAATTAAATTATAATTAATCAATCCTATTACACAAAATTGTTGCAGTTGATATTGGTCGTGTAAGTGATGTGTAAAATAATTGATTCTTTTCTTTTAACACCCAATTTTTTTCTATATCACTTAAAATTATTCCAACATGCTTGTATGTTGAACCCTGTACTTTATGACAAGTTAAAAAATATCCATAATCAATATCTTTAATAATAATATCACGACTACTTCTATATAAACCATTTTGATATTTATCAATAGTTTTCATGAGTAAATTAGAACGCCTAAATTCATAATACTTTTTCCAATTTTTCTTATTTGATATACCCATATCACGGAAAAAATCATGCATTTGCGCATAAAGATGAAGGTTATCATGATTTTTGGTGTCTATGATAAAAATATCTTGAAATTTAAACTTTCCATTATATAAACTTTCTCTTAATTTTACACGATAACCCATAATACCATAACCATTTTCTTCTTCTTTAGATTTTTCAAGTACTCGATAATCTGATGAGTTTTGAATGATAACCGACCTTTGTCCCTCATTCATAATGGTTCGATATCCAGTTACGACATCATTAATTTCAACAATATCGCTATCCTTACCGAAAATTGATGTTCTAATAATATTATTTGATTGTATAACGGTATTATTTTTCCAAGCAATCCCTCTACAATAATCAATACTTTTATTGAATTCATCAGACATAAATTTATCTAAAATGATTTTACGAAATTCTCTTTTTTCTGTGGTGAATGTAATTCCATCACCTAAATCGTTTATATTTGTTTTTCTTTCAAAAGATTCATGAATTGCTGTCAAATTATTTCTAATATTATCGGCAACCAATAGTATTGGATTAGTGTCCTCTTGTCTTTCTATTTTTGTTAGAAAATGTTTTTCTATATCGATTTGAAAAAAAACAACACTTTCTTTTTCGTTCACAGGAGGTATTTGGCAATTATCTCCAAGAAATAATACTTTTGTTTTAGTATTTTCGGTTTTTTCTTTAATTAATTTGAATAAATCAGCGTTTATCATTGAGGCTTCATCCACAATTATAAGGGAATAGTTATTGATTCTAGGTAACGCTATTGGGTTAAAAATGGGAGAATTCGGGTTAAAGTCCGAGATGTCTACATCAGGACGAAGTCCAATAAGAGAATGAAGTGTTTGACCTTCTTTATTTGTTATATTAGAAATTACACTAACTGCCTTATGAGTAGGTGCACTCACCACAACACCACGATGGTAGTTATCCAATACTTTCTTAATTATAGTACTCTTTCCAGAACCCGCAGGTCCTGTTAACGTAAAGAAAGTTTGACCATTTTTTAGCCAATGATTTATTTTCTTCAATCCGTCAAACTGTTCGGTATTGAATGTTATTATCTTTCCGTTAAGAAGTTTTAATTGGTTTTCATTCATTTATTTGAGATTCTTAATAATTTCACAAAGTTTTTCAAGAATTTCACCATCATATATTTTTCCAGCATCTTCTTCGTTGAAAAATTCGACACTATATTGATTCTTTTCAATACATTCGATATCGGCACACGTTATAAGAATTGCTCTTTTGTTCTTCAAATTAAAAACAAAATATTGAAATGGTTTGTCTTCACTTTCTTCTGCATTAACCTTTTCTTTCTCAAAATCCAAAGAAAGTAATAATTTTTCTGTAATTTTTTCTATTATTTTTTTCATTTAATTTTTCTAAATGTAAATCCCAATTTATTATTTTTATATTTTCTAACCAAAACTTCTTCAACAATGTTTATGTTGGTGAAATTAATTGGGTTTTCAGAAATATAAACTTTTTTATCATTATGAGCGTAATTGTCATCCATTATTGTTATTGTGGAAGTTTTATCATTGTTAGGTTCTTGAACGTGTTGCCATGCACCATGTAATTCAACATTTTTTATATCAATTTCTAATATAGAATATCTTGTTGAATCACCCATCAATACATTTCCAAATTTTCTAAAATCAAGATATGAATCATCATCATAATAATCAAGATTATTCTTTTTAATTTCAAGTTCTCTTTGTTTAAAAATTTTATTTCTGGGATGTATAAACATTCTACAATATATCATATCACGTATATATTTATCATTTTTATATGTTTCAGCATCCCACAAATAAATGCAATATCTATGCATTAAATATGATTGAAATTTCTCCCAATGCCCATTATGTTCAATATATGAAGGTAATAATCCATTTTTAATAATAGAATTAATGTTCTTACTATTAGTTAGGTGTAATAGTTTCATTATTTATCTTTTTCAATTTCTTATAAAATTTTTATTGAAATATTCCAATGCCATATTTATTCTTTCATCATGATTAAATGCCCATTCCCTATCTATATTATAAAATTTCATAATTGATAACCACTCTACTAACTGTGTTTCACTATCAATATGTTTCTCAATTTCTTTTGGGAAAAAATCGGGTTCTTTTGTAAAATCATATGCCATAACATATGTTAATGAAATATTTTGATTCTTATCTTTTGTTGGGTCTGATTGCACAAAGAATGGTTGTTCTTGATTATCAAAAATTAGAAAAGGTTTATAATCTGGAAGATACATACTGGTTTCTTCATAAACTTCTCTGGTCATACCATCAAAACCATTTTCATTAAAATCAAGATATCCACTTGGCGCACCGAATTTATTAGGTTCTTCTCGCATTTTCTTTGAACGTTTAATAACAAGTACACAAGTTCCATTAGTTGTACCAAAAGCAAAAATAATTCCTACAACAGCAGGTGCTCTACTTATCCAGATATCCTGATGCACTTTAACACCTGTTCCACTGTCATAATGATGAATAAGATGTGGATTGGGTTTATTATTAAATTTCGGTTTTGTCATTTCTTTTTTCTTTTAGCATCTTCCAAAATTAATTAAATTTATTAACTATCCAAACATATTAATAATAAAAATAACAAACTAATTTAAATTTTCATGTATTTATATTTAAATAATCGCATGAATAAAATAATTGGTATATATAAAATCACAAACCCAAAAAACAAAATCTATATTGGACAATCAATTAATATATTACGTAGAAAATACCAATACTCGAAAAAACAGTGTAAAAGGCAATATAAAATATATAATTCGATAAACAAATATGGGTGGAAAAACCATAAATTTGAAATATTGTATGAATGTAATATTAATGAATTAAACACATTAGAAGAATCATACATAAAAAAATTTAATTCTTTTAGTACATCACATGGATTAAATTTAACAAGTGGTGGTGATAGTCGAAAACATACAAAAGAAACTTTATTAAAGGCATCAAATAGAATGATAGGTAATAAAATTTGGTTAGGAAAACATCATACAAATGAAAGTAAACAAAAAATTTCTAAATCAAATATGAATCGTAAATTTAGTATTGATACTCGAAAAAAAATGAGTGATTCAGCAAAAAACAAAATTGTGTCATTAAAAACAAGAAAAAAAATGTCCATTAATAGAAAAGGAAAAAAAATATCAAAATCACAAATAGATAAAATGTTAACAACTAAATTAAAAAAATATGGTTCAATAATTTATAATTTGAAATCAAAACCCAATTCATATGAAATATATGATAATAATAATATGTTACAACATAAATTCACACATAATTTTAAAATAAAAATTAAAGAACTAAACTTACCTTATGATGGTTTAATTGCCACAATAAAGAATAATAATAGAATGATTAGAGGTAAATATAAAGGATGGTATGCAATAAAATTATGATTTATTATTTTGTAATTTAATTATTTTATTTTTTAAATTTAATATCCTCATTGCACCAAGCCTAGCAATTTTAAATTGTTCTCCAGTTGTTAATTTTCTACTATCTTTCCGTATTTTTGCTTTCCTATATATTGAAGCACGTGCGATATTACGTGGATTATCGTTTACATGATAACATATAATTATTCCTGCATCTTTAGGTATTAATGGGATTGATTTCTTCAATAATTCTTTAGGTACAGCATAATACATTTTAGTGATTCTTGATGATTCATGATTATGATCTTTTTTAAAATCTGCTTTTAAATCACTTATTGATCTTTTAATTTCAACTTCAATTGCTAGACCAGATTTTCGCATCACGAATAAATCAATTTCATGTATTCCATTAAAACCCCAAGAGATATTAGGTACAATTATGTTTTGTCGAATATTAAACATTTTCATTATACTCGTCTCCATCTCAATCAAGGACATGACCTTACGTTTAGTTTTCGGTTTTTTTCGGACACTCATTTTTCCTATTATAATATGTTATTTTGTAAGACAGTCCAGTAATGTTTAAAGTCTTCAGGAATATGTCAAGAAATATTATTATCAATACCGATAACACCATCCATACTTACTGCTACAATCATTACTAACTTCATTTATCTAATTAAGATACGAAATAGATGCCATTTTCACCAATACTAATAATGTCTAATCCTATACAAATAGCAAATGCTGCAAATAGTAATACAAAAAATATTATCGTGTATTCAATTTTATCAAGTTTAATTATTTTTTTCATAAATTTAATTTTTATATTTTTTCTAATTCGTTCTTATTTTCATCATCAAATACAGATACATAGAATTTTCTCAATGTTTTAATTTTTAATGTATCTTGTGTTTTATCTCGCAAATATTTCTTATATTTATTTTTGAAAAAACGAATTGATTCTGCATAACAACCATCAAAAACTTGAACAGCTTCTCGTTTCCAAGAATTTCTTTTATTTCCCTTTGGATCACTAATCATTTCAGCAAGGTAATTTAATGCAACTTTAAGAATATCTGTTTTTGAAAAATATTTGACTTTGAATTTATTCCATTCATGACTACATACAGTACAATAATTAACTGCCTTAGTTTCAATATTAATAGAACCTTTCACAGAACCAAACCCCAAATAGAAATCACCACCTACTTTTCCCGTTCCTTCAATACTTCTAATTTTATCAACAATTTTATCTTGTTTTGCCCTACATCTCGGACATCTATTATCATGTGCTTTTTGATTTTCTTTATGTTCTTTAAATTCTTGTTGTGCAACTTCATCACACTTATTTATTATACATTCAAAATCAACAGCAAGAATTTTTTTATGCTGTATAGATAGAAAATATAATAATTTGCGTAAATTCATTATGCTAATTTTTTGTCTTTC